AACGCTTGGGCCTCTAAGGAATACAAGAAGCGCGGTGGGACTTGGTCTGGCGCTGACAATAGGGTGAAAAAAGATGGCAAAAAAGGGCGGTCTGGGTAAGTGGTTCGGTGAGGAATGGGTGGATGTTAAGACTGGTAAACCTTGCGGTCGATCCGGTTCTGAAAAATCTTCTCGTCCTTACCCTGCCTGCCGCCCTAAATCTGCCGCAGCAAAATTGACTTCTTCCGAAAAAAGAACAATGTCTGAAAAGAAAACAGGCCCTGCACGGAAGTCTTGGCCTGTATCGCCTAGCGGTAGGAGAAAATAAATGGTTAGGTATCTTAAGAGTACCAAAGACGGCTGGATTTTTGAGTGGGATGAAATCCTTGCCAAGCGTCCCGAGCTTGTTGAAGTTAGTGAAAAAGAAGTTTTTCCAGAACGCTTCATTCCTGAAAAGCAGGTCGAAGTCGTGGAGAAGGCTAAGAAAACTAAAAAGGCTAAGGGCTTTAAGTTCGTTGAAGAGACGCAGGATGATTTTCCTGCTGTAGAACCTGAACCCGAACTTGATTTTGGTATGCCTGAATTGGCACAAGAGGCTTCGCGAGGATGGCCTAAATGACTCCAGGCGATGTAATCACAGAGGTCCGGAATATGGTTTCCGATACGCTTGTGCCGTATCGGTACAGCGATGCAGTGCTGCTTGGGTTTGTTAATCAGACGATTCGCCGTATTGTCTCGTTTCGCCCTGACGTTTTTTCGTACGTCGGGGATGTCGTTACGACACCGGACCTTGTGCTCCAGTCGCTGCCGTCTAATGCAGTTCGTTTGGTAGAGATTTTCCAGGTTAAGAACGGCAATGCCGTTACTGAAGTTAATCGCGAAACGTTAGATCAGATGTACCCTAACTGGGTAGGCGAAGCATCTGGTACACCGATTAACTTTATGCGGCATAGCCGCAACCCGACTAAGTTTTTCTTGTATCCAAAACCTGCCGCTGGTATTATTCTTGTTGCCGAATACGTGCGGGCGTCGCCCATCTACACTATCGGCCAGACAATCGAACTTTTGCCTGACTCGTTTTTTCCTATCGTTATTGACGGAACCGTGTTTTTGGCAGAGTCGGTTGACAACGAACACGTTAATAGTAATCGCGCAAAATTGTTTTACGAAACTTTTGTTAGCGCGATTGATGCGTCTCTCGGAACGCGAATTGTTTCAGACGCCGAATCTGCGGCTGTGTCTATGCCAAGAACGTCGTCTAGATCGGAGTAAGATATGCCGCAGCGCACGTTCGCCTCCCTGGTCCCTAGGCTGAATCCGAGCGTGCCCGGCTGTCCGCAGCCTACGATTCTCAATCATATTCGTGACTCTGCAATTCGTACTTGCGAGCGCACGTTGACGTGGCGTTATCTTCATCCGAACTTCAACCTTTTGCCCGGCGTGCATGAATACGCTTACAACAAACCTGTAAATTCAGCCGTTCATGTAGTATTCGAAGCTGTTATGAACGATGTGCCGTTGCAACGGCTGACGATGGAAGAAGCTATCATGCGCTACCCCGAGTGGGCAGACTTGTATAGTGGACAAGACCCATCCGTGGTGTGGAGCCTAACGCCTCCAGGAAATCTGTTTAACAACGGGCAGTATAATACATCCTTGTTTAACCAAGGGTCGACCTACGTACTTCCCGAATCTATCGTTGCAGACGGTAGTGAGCCGCGTGTGTTTACGCAGATTACGCCAGATAAGTTTATCGTGCTTCCTTTGCCTGATGCCGAAAAGACTTACACGATGCGTATGTTTATGGCGCTGAAACCGCGGCGTGACGCGACAGGGATGGAAGAAGAAATCTTCAACGATCTTGAAGATGCTATTATGCACGGTGCTTTGCAGTCGCTTCTTGTGTTACCTAACGTACCGTGGTCTGACCGCGAACTTGCCACTTACCACGCTAGACAGTATGTTTTCCATACAACCGAACGCCGCGCGCGGGCGAACTTAGGTAATATGCGCGGTTCTGTTCGCGCTAAAATGCAGCCGTTTGGGGCTTAATATGGCTATTGTTCTTAAAAACAACGCAGTCACGACAACAGTCGGTGATCTTAGTTCTATCGGCACTTCGCTTACTGTTGCTTCCGGTACGGGCGTATTGTTTCCTATTCTTGGAACCGGCGATTATTTTTACGCTACGCTTCAGAGCGTTACTGATAACTTCGAAATTATCAAAGTTACAGCGCGCACCGACGACGTTATGACGATTGTACGCGGACAAGAAGGAACGCTAGGCATTCCTTTCCCGGCAAATTCAAGATTTGAATTGCGCGTTACTGTGCAAAACATTAAGAGTGCTATTGTTGATTCTCCCGATATAGACTTCTTGTTGCTGTGAGAAAACCATGGGCGTTAAACTTAAGAACAACGTAACCGGTTTTCTCAGCACAGCGATCAGTGCGTCTGATACAGGTATTGCTTTGCAAGCAGGTAATGGGGCTAATTTTCCTGCTCTCGGGTCCGGCGATTATTTCTACGCCACACTGGTAAGCACCGGTGGAACGTATGAAATCGTTAAGGTCACGGCACGTTCGACTGACTCAATGACCATCGTGCGCGCGCAAGAAGGCACCACAGCAAACAGCTTCGCTTCAGGGTCTCGCGTTGAGATGCGCGTTACAGCACAGTCGATTATCGACGCTATTGTGCAGCTTGCCCAAGCCGAATACCAAACATTTACGGGCACAGGTTCTCAAACTGCTTTTACTTTAAGCTCAACGCCCGGCGATGTCACTGCCGCATTGGTTGTTGTAAATGGTTTGGTTATGACCTATACAACAGATTATACTATTGCTGGTACAACACTGACTTTTGTCACTGCTCCTGCGCTTAATGATGAAATTGTCGTTAAGTGGGGTATGGCGATCTAGGAGCTTTTCATGACTCTCGGCACTTATGAAGCTAAGCCTGTAGGCTCTCAAATGGTCGAAACAACGACCGTCACTATTGCAAACAGTGCGAGCCTGTCTGGCGCGGTTGATCTCAAAGGCCGCAAACTTGTTGCTATCATTATGCCTGATGCATGGACCGCAGCGAGTCTGACTTTTCAGGGCAGTGTGAATGACACTGACTACTTTAATGTCTATGATGGTGCAACTGAACGTGCGTTGACGGTCGCGGCTAACTACTACAGCGCGCTCGCCATCGGCGACTGGGTTGGTTTTCGGTATATTAAAATTCGCTCTGGCACAGCCGGTACGCCGGTTAACCAAGGCGGCGCGCGAACGATTACCTTGGTGGTGCAGCCGTGAGTATTTTGGCGCTTTGGCTTAAGCGAGGCTTTATCGGGCCAAGATCAAGCTCTGGCGGTTCCGTGGCCGAAGAGGTTGTAGCGCGTACTGGTGTGGTAATTGTAGCCCGTGATGGCTCAACGATTGTGGGGCGTGACCTATGAGCACTATGCCAATCTATGCCCTTGTCGATACGTGGAATAGTGCAGGCACGGTTTTTACCGGCATAGGCTTGAACGTCACCGACACCGCGTCCGCATCGGGCAGCCTGCTGATGGATTTGCAGGTGGGGGGCACTAGTCAGTTTAAGGTCAGCAAAGGCGGACGAGTCACGGCGCAAACGCTCACCATCGGCCTTGGCGGTCAAACGGCTGTATCAACAAACACTGCGCTTGGTTTTGAGGCGCTGCATAGCGCGAGCCTGACCGGAACAAGAAATACAGCCGTGGGAAATGGAGCTGCATCTCTTACCACGTCAGGCATAAATAACACCGCTTGTGGGAGCGATGCTCTTTATTACAACAGCACGGGGGGGTCGAACAGCGCGCTGGGCATAAGCGCGTTTAGCTCATGTACTACGGGAAGCAGTAATAGCGGCTTTGGCCGCGAAGCCGGTTATCTCACTAGTGTGGGCAGCAACAATAGCGCTTTGGGGGCAGAGGCGTTGCGCTCAAATACGACGGGGGGCGCCAGTAGCGCCTTTGGAGCGAGCGCTCTTGAGCGGGTTGTTGCTAGCCAAAACACTGCCATCGGTTATCGCGCCCTTCGAGGCGGCGATGCAACGCCCGCCAACAATACCGGGACAAACAATATCGCCATTGGCTATCAGGCCGGGGATGCGATTACGACGGGCTCGACGAACATCGTCATCGGCCATGACATTGACGTGGACAGCGCGACGGGCAGCAACCAAATCAACATTGGCGACCGCTACTTCCACGACCGCATTCGCCTTTTGGAGCGCTCCAGTGACCCCGCCAAGCCCGCAGAGGGAAATGTGGTTATTTGGATGTCAGACGGCACCGGCCTTGGTGATGACGGCGATATCATGATTGGAAGCACGGCGGGCGGCGTGACAAACTACGGCACGCTCTTTGATCACAGCGGAGGCACATTATGGCCATAGATAATCCGACACCGAAAGAAATTGCCGGGCACTACGACCGCGCTGGCCACAGCGTGGACCTGATCAACCGCCTAGCAGGCACGACTGATGCGGACGAACTGACCAGCATCGAGCGCAACGTGGTGCATCTAGAGCAGATGAAACAAAACCCCTGGTGGGACGGCTATGACCTGACCGCTTGGGATGCGGCGATTGCATTGGGGCGCGGCCAGTGACGAGCAAGGCCTTCGATAACGTCCTTAAGCTGAACGATATCCTAAGCGTTGTTGATTTTGGCGCAAAGGGCGACGGCGTAACGGATGACGCCGCCGCAGTGCAGGCTGCGCTGGACGCAGTTGAGCCGCTTGGCGGCACGCTTGTGTTTCCGCCGGGGCGTTATCTGCTAGGGTCTCAGGTCACACTGAACCGCACATTTGCAACCGGCAGCGGCGGGACGTTTATTGGCGAGCGAAACATACTGATCTCCGGTTACGGCGCAGAGATACGCACAACCGGCGCAATTTCCGCATTAGACATTAGGGGAGGCTGGCCGCCCAACCTGACAGCGACAATTGAAGGCTTTACGATTTATCATCGCGGCAACACGCAAGCGGTGGCTGGCATTCGGATGATTGGTTCAAGTTTGGTGACGATCAATGAGGTGACTGTAGCCGTCAGTAGCTCGTTGCCATCGGGTTATGCGGCATTCCGTATGGAAAACGCTGATCCGACAAATGTCGACACGGGTTGTTTTTGGAACATTATTCGACGATGCGCTGTGCGACCTTGGTCGGGAGCCGAAGGATATTGCAGTTTTGGCGTTGAGTTGATCGGCACGGCAAACGCCACGACGCTAAGTCAAAATGCTTTTAGCGGATCAAACACTCATGTCATCCTTAAGCCCCACACTGGACAGGCGGCATCGCCGAACTCAGTGGTGATCGATGGTAACTTTTTTGAAGGGCCCAACACAGCTACCGCGATCGAGTTAAGCCAGCCAATCGCGAGCGGCGGCGTGTATCATACGACTGGCACGCGCATTACAAACAATCGCTTTGAGGCTTTATTGAACGCCGTTGTTTTAAGCGGCGCAGGGACAACCGTTCAGTTGCCCACCTACATGGCTGGCAATTATGCTGAAACTGCCGTCACAAATTACCTAGTGAACTCGCTTAACATTCCAGTGATCATGCTCGACGCGGCGCTAGTTGGCGCACCAATGGGGCCAGGGCGCTTTCAGAACCAAGAAGGGTTTTTGTTTCGCAATGATAACGCGTCATTTGACGCGGTAACTGTACGCGGCCCAAACGTCGGCAGCGGGTTAGCTATTCATGACCCAAATGGCACGCTGTACGCGCGATGGGCTCAACGGGCGTCTATTGGCACTTTGCTAAAAGGGCGTTATTCCGGGCCATACGCACCTATCTTTTTAGGCGTTATCGGCGGCATCAGCAGCACAGATACAGACGCGCTTAACCTTGCTGGGGCCGTGGCGTTTACAAGCGCTGCGACTAAAGCGGTTACGTTTCCGCTCACGGAAGCCGACGCAAATTACAACGTGTACGTCACTGGAAACGTCAACGAAACCTTCTGGGTCACAAGCAAAACGACCACAGGCTTTACGATCAATTCAAGCAACGCAACCAGCACAGCGATTGTAAGCTGGCTGCTAATTCGTTGAGGGCGTCATGGCTTTAAGCAAAACAGTAGAAACACCGCAAGGCTTTACGGCGACAAACGCTTATCATCGTGTGCAGAACGTAAGCATAACAAAGACCAGTGTGCTTTTTGTGGTGTATTCGTATGCACAACCAGACAAGCAACCTTTTGCCGATAAAGTGTACCAATGCCCCTATGACCTGACGGGCGAAAACCCAATTCGGCAAGCGTACTTGCACCTTAAGACCCTGCCAGAATGGGCGAGCGCGGAGGACGTGTAATGCCCCTTAAAAAAGGCTCGTCAAAGGAAACAATTAGTGCTAATATCCGCACCGAAATGGCGGCGGGCAAACCGCAACGCCAAGCAATTGCTATTGCTTTATCCAAAGCGGGTAAGAGTAAGAAGGCAAAGAAATGAGTGAAGAATTTCAAACCGAAAAGCCATGGTGGCAAAGCCGTACCGTTATCGGTGCGCTCGTCGCCGT